CGGCAGCAACATGTGCCGGTACGGTCATGACTAATGCCGGATCCACAATGGCAACGGTTGGTGTGAGCGAGTAGTCTGCGATTGGATATTTTTTGTTGCCTTCAGTAATAACTGCAAATGGTGTTACTTCAGAACCTGTACCGGATGTAGTTGGTATACCGATAAATCTTGCTTTTCGACCTAATTGTGGGAATTTGAAGGCACGTTTACGGATATCCATGAATTTTTGTACCAAGTCGCGGAAATCCACTTCCGGTTGTTCATAGAATAACCACATCACTTTTGCCGCATCCATTGCCGAACCACCACCTAAAGCGATGATGGTATCCGGTTTGTAGCTACGGATTAATTCCGTACCGCGACGAACGGTTTCAATCGACGGATCCGGTTCCACATCGGCAAATAATTGGTAAGTCACATGATTGCCGCGTGCTGTGATTTGGTGGGCAATTTTTTCTACAAAACCTAAGTCCACCATGGTGCGATCGGTGACAATCACTACACGTTCCATGCCACCCATGGATTGAAGATATTGAATTGAAAGGAGTTTTAAATGAGAAATAATTCACTAGATGACATTATTAAATGTAAGATTGATATTTCGACTCCAACTTCAAATGATGAATCATTTGATAAGATATTACTTGTAGTTGAAAAACCAGGTATTTCAGGAAGTAAAACAATAGGAACTGATATAGTTGAAATATCAAAAGCAGATGAATTACTTGACTACGGATATAAAGTTACAGATTCAGCATATATTGCAGCTAAAGTATGCTTTGTACAAAAGCCTGCTCCGGATAAAATCTGTATATGTGTTAGAGCTAAAACTGAGGCAACATATGAAGAACTTAAGTCAACTCTTGATAGAGCGAATTCATCTATAAGTTTTTATGGTTTTCATATTACAAGTTTTAAGGATAAGGCAGATGTCAATAAAGCGGCTGATTGGGCTGAAACAAATAGTAAGATATTTGGTTTTGAATATGATAATATAGCAAGTATGCCACTTACAAAAAGTAACTATTACAGAACCTTTGCAGTTTATGCAGGACTTGCAGACGGATTTGAAACTGCAAATCAACCAAGTGAAAATGCTTATGCTGCTCTTGCTTTAATGGCAAAGTGTTTTGGATATGCTCCGGGAACAGAAACTTGGCATTTAAAAGATTTGAATGGTGTTTATCCGTCATTGTTATCTTCTGAACAAAAAAAGAGTCTTGAAAGTAAGAATATAAATATGATTTTAAGATATGCAAATTTTAACTGTAATGTAGGAGGTGCAGTTATAGCAGGAGAATGGATTGATGTTATAAGATTTATTGATTGGTTAAAAGATAGAATGCAATACAATGTCTTTAGTGTATTAAAAAATAATAAGAAGATTCCGTTTAATGATAATGGTATAAATTTATTAGCAGGTAAAATGGAAGAAACATTAAAGTATGCACAAGATATTGGTGGTATATCCACAACAGAATTTGATAGTAGTGGAAATGCTATTCCTGCATATAAAATTTCAGTTCCAAAGTCATCTGATTTAACTGAGGAGCAGAGGAAGTCAAGAAAACTACCAAATTGCAAATATACTGCAAGAATTGCAGGAGCAGTACATGCAGTAGAAATTGAAGGCTATATTACATTTTAAATATGAGGAGGTAAATTATGGCTAAAGTAAGTACATATAATCCACGAAAGGTTACTTGTGCATTAGGCAGACATATAGTAAGTGGTTTTGCTGATGATAGTTTTATAAGTATTGAATCAGCAGGAGATGGAACATCTTATGTTGTTGGTGCAGACGGAGAGGTGGCAAGGAGTATAGATCCGTCTACTGTTTATACTCTAAAACTTTCACTTTTACAAACATCAGCAACTAATGAATTTTTACAACAGATGTATGACAGGGATAAGTCAGACGGTGGAGGAATATTTTCTGTATCAATAAATGATATTGTAGGAGAAGAAAGGTTTGTAGGAGCATCAGCTTGGGTAACTAAACCTGCTACTTGGTCAAGAGGAAAGGCTCAGGGAAATAGAGAGTGGGAGATAGTTGTTGCTGAAGGAGAATTTAAGTAATAGTGGAGGATAGAAAACATGGCACTAACACAATTAAGACAAATTACTCCTGAAATATTTGATATTGGAGAAATAAAATATTATATAACACCATTTCCGGCTTTTACGGCTGCAAACATATCAGGGGAGTTAGCAAGTGTGCTGACTCCCATTTTAAGTACATTGATTCCTTTAGCAGATGGACTAGATACCAATAGTGAAAGGAAATTGGGTCTTGGAGATATTGATGTATCTAAAGCTGCTAATGCTATTAGTAATTGTCCTGAAATTGACGGAAATAAAATTGAAAGACTTATGGAAAAGCTTTTAATTTCAGGAAATATTGTTGCAGAATTTGAAGATGAAGATAGTGGTAAAATAAAGCAGGAAAAACTAAGTAAGGACTTAGCAAATGAACTATTTTGTGGAAATGTACAGGATATGTATATTCTTTGTTTTCAAGTTATCAAAATTAATTTTAACGGTTTTTTCAAGAGGTTCGCAGCCCTATCTGGAAAAGCAGGAACTGCGAACAAGACAAAGAGGAAGATATTATAAAGTATGGAGTTTTTGACTATTCTCAGTTTAATGAACTTGAGCTTAGAATGTATGTAATGATTAAGGCAAAAATAGCAAGTATGTATGAATTAAAAGGAGTATATACTCTCGATGAGGCTTTAAAGTTATATGCACTTTATAAAATGGAAAAGGATATTGAAACAGCAAAAGCAGAAGAACTAAGGAGGTAATGCCATTGACAATAAGAGATATAGCAATAAGATTTGGATATGAAGTAGACCAAAATAGTGAGCGTAGAGTTGAAAATGGTATTAAAGGTATAAAAAATCTTGCCTCATCTTTGCTTGGAGCTATTGGAATAGTTTTTACAATTAAGGGACTTACTGAGCTTGTTGAGGCGGCTGCTGATGCTGAGGCTTTGAAGTCCCAATTTTCACAAGTCTTTGGGGATATGGAGTCTGAGGCAAGTGATAAGTTATCTGCCATAGCAGATAGTACAGGTGTTATGGCAGATAGAATGAAATCAAGCTTTACTCAGATTGCAGCATTTGCAAAAACAACAGGAATGGATAGTGCATCTGCACTTGAAATATCTGATAGAGCTATGAAAGCAGTAACAGATTCTGCTGCATTCTATGATAGATCAATAGAAGAAGTTACTGAATCAATGAAATCTTTGTTAAAGGGAAACTTTGCAGTTGATGCCTCTCTTGGATTATCTATTACAGAAACTACAAGAAATGCAGCTGCTAATAAGCTTTTTGCTAAGTCATATAATGAACTTTCTGAATCACAAAAACAGCTTACACTACTCGGTATGGTAGAAGATGCTAACAAAACATCAGGGGCATTAGGTCAAGCTGCTAGAGAATCAGATACTTGGACCAATCAACTTGGAAACTTGAAACAATCATTACAAAATCTAAAAGCTGCTGCTGGAAAAGGACTGTTACAACCTGCGATAATTATACTTAAAATGCTTGCAAAAGGAGTACAGTTTCTTACAAAACAAATAGAAAATCTAACATCAGAGAATGGATTACTTACAAGGACATTTGAAAGAATAAATGCTATTGTTAAAGTACTTAAACCTAGTTTTGATAGATTTACCTCCTCTTTGTCTAAAGGTTTTCAGAGGTCAAAGGATTTTATAAAAAGTTTTGCAGATAAATTTGGTGGAATTGGGAATCTAATGAAACTTATAGGAATAATAGCAGCAGCTGTTATAACTGCTATATCATTTAAAGGAATAATACAAGGTGCTAAGACTTTAGCCATTGTATTAGGTAATATGGTAAAGGTCTTTACCTCTATCGGAGTTCAAGGAATGCTTATAATAGGAGTTATAGTAGCAATAGGACTTGTAATAGAAGATTTAATAAACTTTATGTCTGGTAATGATTCTGTCATAGGTGCTTTATTTGAAAATGCAGGAATAAGTGCTGAAGATGGTAGAAATATGATAATCGATTCTTGGAATAATGTTATAGGGTTCTTAGAAACAGTATGGAATATCTTATCTAAGGGAGTAGGAATGTTTATTGATACAGTCAAAAATTTTATTGATAAACATAGCTCGGAAATTATAGGTATGTTTTTAAGGGCTTGGAATATAATAAGCGACTTCTTACAAGGAATATGGACTTTTATATCAAGTCTTGCGACTACTATATTTGGGAAATCAAGTGATAATATAAATAGCTCTCAGGAAGATACAGAAGATAGTGTACTTTCAGTGTGGCAGAATATACTTAATGTTTTAACAAGTATATTTGATGCTTTGTTTGCAATTTCAAGTTCTGTTTTTAATTCAGTTGCTAGCGTAATAGAAACTATATTTTCAGAAATTGAAACATTTTGGAATAGTTGGGGTACAAGGATACTATCATCTTGTAAGAATCTTTGGGACGGACTAGGTGGCATAATAAATGGATTCCTTGATATTATAAAGGGGTTAGCTGACTTTATTACAGCAGTATTTACAGGTAATTGGCAAGGGGCTTGGGAGGCAATAGCACAAATATTTATAGGCGTTTGGGAAGTTATCTCAAACTTTTTAAATATGGCATGGGAGAATATCAAGCTGATATTTGAATTGGCACTATCAGCTTTGGCAACAATGTGGAATGCAAATTGGCAAGCATTAAGTAATTTTTTCATGTCTATATGGAATGCAATAGTTTCATTTATAACAAGTGTGTTGAATTCTATAAGTGAGTTTATATCATCTACATTTTCAAATATTTTAAGTGGAGTTACTAATACAGTAGGAAATATAAAAAATGCAATAGTCAATGGATTTAATGCTGCTACTGACTTTATAAAAAATTTACCCTCACAAGCATTACAATGGGGAAAAGATTTTATGGACGGTCTTGTAAATGGAATTAAACAAGGAATAACAGGAGTTGTAGATGCAGTTAAAGGAGTGGGAGAAAAGATAAAGTCATATCTTCATTTTTCTGTGCCTGACCAAGGCCCACTTACTGACTACGAAACATGGATGCCTGATTTTATGGGAGGACTTGCAAAAGGTATAAAATTAAGCAGAGGTAGTGTTATAAATGAGATTAAAAGTCTTGTATATGATATGTCATCATTAGCAGGGCTAGGAAGTGCTAGTCTTAGTACTGCTGCAAATAGTAGAACAAGTAATACATCTACAAGCATTATACAAAATGTTGATATAAACAATAGCTATAATGGAGGTAGTATTGATACTCAAAGGAATATTTCAAGAGCGATGAAAAAGTCAGCAACAGATGCAACAACACAAATGGCAAGAGGACTTGCTTACTCTAGGGGGTAGTTATGATTAGAAGATTACAGCCTGTTTCCATAGCAGGCATTACATTTGATGCTATGCTTGAAGAACAGAAAAGTTTAAATGCTACTATACCTAAATATCCTGTTGAAAGTGGTTTTCCTGTATCTGATACTATAATTTTAGAGCCTATAAGTATTAGTTTTACATTGTATGTAAGTAATACACCTGTTACATTTTTGTATAGACACGGAAAATCAAACGATAGAGTAAAGAAAGTATGTGAGCAAATTGAACAGTTATGGCTTAGTAAAAAACTTGTAAAAATTGTTACCCCTGATGCAGTTTATACAGATATGGGAATTACAAGTATAGCTATAAAGAAATCAAAAGAAATAGGTTATGCAAGAGAAATTTCCATATCTGCTATAAAAGTAATTACAACAAATAGAACAATGGTTGATATACCTGATTATATCTTAAAGTCAGGGGAAAGTATGGCCAATGCAGGAACAGCCACAACTTCAAAGACTTCAAGCAAATCATCTGCACAAATAACACAATCAGAAAGTAATAAGTCATCAAATTTATCAAATAGTAAAGTAACAAATGAGGAGTCAAAAAGCAAAAATGACTCAAAAAAAGGTCAATCAATACTATATGGTACTGCAAAAGGCTTAGGAATTATAAAAAAGAAGTAGGGGGTAACTATGATATACATTGAAGTTCCTGATATGAATGATAGCATTTCTGCAATATCAATACAACAAAAAGAGTATGGAATTAGATTCACATATAATGAAAAATATGATTATTGGAGTTTTGGCTTATATGATGTTTTGGAAAATCCATTAATTGCAATGACTAAAATTGTACCTAATTTCCCACTGTTTCATTTTTATGTTGATGAGAACTTACCTGATGGTATTTTTGGTTGTATTTCAGATGTTGATAAAGTTGGAAGAAATGCTTTTAAAGAAAGAAAAGCAGAGTTTGTATATATACCAAGAAAGGATTTAGAATGAGTAATTTTTTGAGAACTTATACTATGAAGTGTGGAGCAAAAAATAGTAAAGGTTTTGAAATAGGAAATACCACAAATTCAGTAGAACCTGCTCTTCATATCTCATTTAGTATTGAAAAATCAACAACAGAAAATCCAAATACTGGAAAAGTACAAGTTTGGAACTTATCTGATACTAATTTAAAAATATTAGATACAAAAGACTGTATAGTTGAACTAAAGGCAGGATATGGCAGTAATAGACCTCTCATACTTATTGGTAGTGTTGTATCAGTTATTACAACTATTGATAGTGCTGATAGAATGACTGAAATTGAGGTTGTAGATGGCAGAGTTGAACTAAGAGATACAGTAATAACTATATCACTTAATGGTACAGTAAACTGCAAAGATTTATATCAAAAAGTAGCAGATGATATGGGAGTATCTATAGTCTATGCAGATAATCTTGAGTATCCAACCATACCTAATGGATTTTGCTTTGTAGGAACAGCTAAGAATGCTTTGCATAAGATTGCAAAGTGTTGTGGACATAATTGGAGCATACAAAACAAAATTCTTCAGATTACTTTGCAGGGAGGTGCTATCACACAAAAAGCATATTTACTTTCATCAAGCACAGGGCTTATAGGGATACCAAAGAGAATAAGTATTGAAGATACTGAAAGTAAAAAAGAAAATGGAAATGATATTAAAAAGAATAGTAAGACAGGATATGAAATTGAATATCTAATGAATGGTGCAATAAGCGTTAATGATATTGTACAAATACAAAGTAAGTCAGTAAATGGATATTTTTTAGTTAGGAAAGTTACTTTTGACGGAGATAACTTAGAGGGAGATTGGAAATGTACTGCTCAGATTATTGGAATACCTGCAAGAAAGTGAGGATAGTTTATGTTGCAAGAATTTACACAAGAAATAGAAAATACTGCAAGGGCAGTTGTTGATTCAATACATACGGCTATACCTGCTAAAATTATTGAATTTAATCAATATAAATGTAATGCAAAAGTAAAGCCGTATGGAAAATTTAGACTTTCAAATGGAGTGAGTGTAAGCTTTCCTGAGGTAAGTGAAGTTCCTGTATTGTTTCCACTTTCAACAAGTAGTGGAATAGGGATAAGCTTTCCTGTTTTGTCAGGAGATGACTGTCTTTTGATTGTTTCTGAAATAGAATTAGATGCTTGGAGAAACAAGGCTGAATCAGAAAGCTATCTAAAGTTTGACTTAACAAGTGCAGTTGCAATTTTAGGGCTTGCAAGAATAGCAACACAAACAAGTATAATTGCAAATAGCCAAAAAGCAGTGGTTATATCAGCAGGGAATAATCAAGTTATTGTTAGTCAAAGTAGCATAACTATAAATGGTAATGTAACAATAAATGGTAGTATATCAGCCAATAACTTACATTAGGAGGTATTATATATATGGATATAGTACTTATTGATGGAGATATATTTATAAATGAAAAAGGGGATATACTAATTGCTGATTCTATTGCACAAAAGGTTAGAATAAAACTTTTATGGTTCTTTGAAGAATGGAAATGGAAAAAAGAAGAGGGAATTGATTATTTAAATTTAGTTTATATTAAAAATCCAAATTTAAATGATATTGAAAGTGCAATAAGGGAAAAGATTTTTGAAGTTAATGAGATTACTGATGTAAAAGATGTGTCAGTACATTTTGACCTTAGCAAAAGAAAGATAAAAATTAGTTATATAGCTATGACTGATGAAGAAACTATAAGGGAGGAGGTAGATATAAATGGGAGAATTTGGAGTAACTAATAAAGGTTTTGTATTAAAAAGAATGGATAGGATATTAAATGAGATACATACAGAACTATCAGAGGGATTTGGGATTGATACAAGAATTAATAAACCCTCGTTTTTAGATGTACTTGTTACAAGTTTTGCAGGTCAGATTGCTGATTTATGGGAAACTGCACAGGATAGTTACTATGCAAAGTATCCCTCTACTGCGAATGGAATTAATCTTGATAATGCAGTGCAATATGGTGGAATACGAAGAGAATCTGCTGCCAAAACCATTTATCCATTACATTGTACAGGGATTGATGGAACTGTTGTAAGAGAGAAAAGTGCAGTGGTAACAAATACAAATCCTCAAATTAGATTATTTGCAGTAAATGATTTTACTATTACAAGAGAGAAATTTAACAGTTGTAAAATAAAGATTGCTGCTATTGAGTCAGCAGATTATAAAATATCTATAAATGGTAATGAATATATGGTACAGAGCAAAACTGCTGATGAAAAATCTATATTAGCTGCAATTTATAGTGCTTTAAAACCTAGTTTATTTAATATTGTAATGGAAGATGATTGTATAAAGTTAGAAGATACGCAAAAAGGCAGAACAAATACACTTGTATTGTCTAGCAATCTTACAACTAAAGAAGTTACTGTTATAGCAAACTTTGAAACAGAGCAGTATGGTAAGATATATTTACCAAATGGTATTGTAACAAATATAGTAAATAATATTTCAGGTTTTGATAAGGTAAGTAATATGTTATTGGCAGTTTATGGTAGAAATCTTGAAACAGATATAGAGCTTAGACAGTCTTATTTAGCAAAATCTGCATTAAGGTCAAATACTATGATTGATAGCATAATTGCAGAACTACTTGATAATGTAAAAGGGATTGAAACTGTATCAGGGTTTGAAAATGATACTGATATGTACAATGATAGAAAAATGCCTCCACACAGTATAGAAATTGTTGTTGACGGTGGAGATGATTTCGAGATAGCAAAATCTATACTAAGAAGAAAAGCATCAGGAATACAAACATTTGGAAATATATCTGTTAATGTTCCGGGAATATATGGGGATTTTATTCCTGTTAGATTTAACCGTCCTGAATATCTTTATGTATGGCTTAAAGTAACATTACATTGTAAGAGAAATTCTCTTCCAACAAATTATAAGCAGATAGTATCTAGTATTTTAACAAGTTATAATAAGAAATTGACTACTGGCAAAAGTCTTTTGATACAGCTATTAAATGAGGGACTATATAAGGAAATACAAGGTATTACATATATTGATATTTTAACTGCATATAGAACAAATAGTCAGTATAAGCCTGCTGATAAGGAATTTAGCAATGGCAATGTGAATGCTAACTTACGACAAAAAATTATACTTGATGAAAGTAGAATTGAGGTAGATATAAATGAAAGTCCTTGATAATTGGCTAAATGATATTCCTTATCAATTTCAGAATAAAAAAAATATAGAAGTTTTAATAAAGGCATTTTCAAGGCAACTAAGTGAACTTGAAAATGCCCTTATTAGTTTGAATCTAAACACTGATATATTATCTGCAAAAGGTAAAAACTTGGATATGATTGGAGATATAGTTAATTTATCAAGGATTGAGGCAGCAAAATATACAGGAAAACTTAACATTACGCTTGAAGATGAAGTATATAGAAGATTACTAATATATAAGAAATTGCTTAATACAAATGAATGTACTTACTATGATGTAATACAAGGAATAAAACTTATATGGGGAACATCATCGCCAGTTTATTATAAAGAAAAACCTGAAAGACCTGCTACTATATTTTTAACAATGCCAAATCAGTCTTTAGATAAGGAGTATAAAAGTTTTGTTAAAACATTAAATATAAAGCCTGCTGGAGTAAGTCTTGTATATGAAACAGTATATGATGATTTAATGTATCTTTTATATTTTGAAATTTTCAATGTTGAACGAGTAAGATTTTCAATTTACGAAAAAATAGCTCAGAAGATTGATAGAAACGGAAATCATTTGATTTTTGTAAATGAAAAGAATGCTGTTACTATTGGAAGTTTTATTGAGAATAAAAAGGGTACAGAAAATTATGATATATGGCTTACTACTGATATAAATCCTTGGTTTTTAAACGGAGAAACCCTATTTGATGGTAGTAAAGTTTTAAATAGTAAGATTTGGAAGGAGAGTATTTAGATGGCAAATGCAGTAATTACAGATAATGCAAAAATTAAGCTTTTAAAAGCTAGGGCAGGAGATATTCCTTTTGCAAAAATTACAAAAATGGCTTTTGGAACAGGGGGAGTAGACACAAATGGAGATCCTATTGAACCCTTATCATCTGTTGCTACTTTATCAAATGAGGTACTTAGAAAAGATTTGGTAAGTCATAGCTTTGATGGTAAGAAATCTATGAAGTATACATGTACAATCAGAAATAATGAATGTGTAGGAATGAAGATAAGTGAGATAGCCTTGGTAGACTCTGATAATGAAATAGTATGTATAAAGACATTTGCACCAAAGCAAAAAGATGCAGATATTGAAATGACATTTGATATTTATGATACTTTTTAATTTTAGTGAGGTAGCAAAATGGCAAAAATAAAAACAGATGAAATAAGGCGATTTAAGACTACAGACCGTGTACATGCAGACTTGTTTAATAATATGCTTGAAGATTTGATTAATAATGATAAAGAGATAGCTAGGTCATTGGAAATTAAGAACTTTGTTTTACTAGCCTCAAATTGGAGCAATACAGCTCCATTTACGCAGGAAGTAGCAGTGGCAGGCGTAAAATCGTCTGATAGTTCCGTGGTGGGATTAGATACATCTAACCACATTAACAATGCACAGTATGTCAGATTAATGAAAAAAGCATGGTCTTGTGTTGATAGAATAGAATCACTTGAGGGCAAAATAAGAGCCTACTGTGCTAATAAGAAACCGGTTGCTGATATTTATCTAACAGCAAAGGGGGTATAAAATGGCAGATTTTATCTTACAGCAAGGTGGAAGTGGTGGTATATCCTCAGATGATGTAACAGCATCAAGGGCTCAAGTACTTAGAGGATGCTATACTGTTACAACTGATAGCAATGATGAAGTAATTGAAGGAACTATACAGGCAATAGATACATCATTAAACGATTTTAGCTTAAACAAGTCAAATGTGTATGGTATAGATTTTGGACGTAGAGCTTTTTATATAGATTTTCCACATGGTAATGCATATTATTATCGTGGAGATAATCGCCCTCACACATGTATTGATTCTGGAAATTTGGGAAATGCAACAGCAGGTCATGTTCTAAGTGATGTTACATTTACAAGTGAACATGGAGTAAAAATACAAGGTGCTCTTACGAACCGTGGTGGAGAATCAGCTGCATTAAATATGTGGTGGGAAAATGGCGACCTCATGACAGCTTTCAATGAGGGAGCATATTGGCGACATCATGACGACACCAACAATAATTGGAGGTGGAGTCCAAGAGTTAGAGTATCTGGGACTTATTTAGGAAATGCTAGAGCTGATTGGGTTCACGAGGGTATAACCTTTACAAGTCAACATGGTCTAAGACTCGTTGGGACTATGCGAGAATGGAAGCCAACAGCTAGAGATATAGCCAATGCTTGGAATAATGAAGCTGTTGTATTTGATTCTTACGATAGTAGTTACTCAGGTAGGAAGCTACTATTAAAAGTACCTGCATGGTGGAGAATTGGAGCCATAAATTGGGTAGGAATTGATGCGAGTCAATATTTACCCCAAAATGTACGAAGTGGTGTCCATTTGCCGGGAGGATTAGTTGGCACTATGCCACACCCTGAGCCTATACAAAATGATTTAAATAATACAAGAAATCAGTTGAATAATACCACAAATGAACTTAATAATGTAAGAAATCAACTTAATAGTACAATAAATGAATTAAACGGATACAAAAACAGTAAAGTGGCTTTTAACGGTGCCACCTTCGATGGTCAGCTTTTGTCGGGGGTGGCTGAAAAAGGATTTGTTGCTAAAGGCGAAATATTCTTTTATAGAGCCATGAATGACTATGGATATAAAGGTATATATGACGGTGGACTTAATTTAAATATAGGAACAACATTTTTATCGAATCAATATTATGATGAACGAGATTATGGGATTGGAATAACTTTAAATACTTCTGTTAATCTAGCAACTTATAGGCAGGTAGTGGTTTCTTATAGGCATATATACTCAGTTGTAAGTCCTTATGCTTTAAGCTATAACAGAGCAGAAATTGCTATTCACGGTTATATAGGTAGAGCAAGTAGTAAAAAAGCAGATTATACAGTAGGAATACAAAGAGGAGCAGGAAAGCCACAAGGAGCTTATCTAGTTGGAGAGTGTGCAGATGTTTTAGCATCAAAGATAGAAGTTTGGCAAAGTAGCAGAATGTCATCTCATAGTAGCCCTGAACACCTAGATACTTCAGGACAATTAATAATAGATGTGAGTTCTATTAATGAACATAGTTTTTTATCATTAGGTGTAATTCTTAATAAAACAGGAAGTGATGCAAGTACATATGGTAGAACAATTATAACCAAAATAGAATTTTTAAATTAAGAAAGGAAATAACAAAGTATGCAAAAACTAATTTTAAAAGATAAAACAGAAATTGATATAATTAGTCATTACGGCACTACATTTGTGGTACAAGTAGACAAATTTGCAAAGTTGGATACTATTATTCCAAAATTTACAGAAGAAAACACTAAATTAATAACTATTAAAAATGATGACGGAACAGTTAATGTTATTACAGATTTAGTATTAGATTTCTTTAATACTGTAATAACAAGGGATAACAATGGAGATATAGTAAGTGCTGTTGTATCTATTGCATTAAAAGAAGTTGATAAAATTGCAAAACTAGAATCGAGACTAAATACATTGTCAGATGCTATGGCTACTGATATGGATAATGAGGAGGCTAAGAATGAGCAAAATTAGTAAAAGAAGATTAGCTAAAATAAGGTTTTGGGCATCAAGAGTAAAGTATGGAAGAAGTACTATTGATGAAGTGCCTAGTTGGTGTAGAGAAGAAGTTAAGGCATTTATGGAAACCAATGATTATTTTTTATTATAGGAGGTGTTAAATGACAGAAGAAGACATTGCAGTAAGATTAACCTCACATGAGCATGAAATTAAAAGTTTAAAGCATCGTATGCAAGGACAAGAAGAAACAAGCAGTCAGATTAATGATATAGTAATATCAATAAGAGAATTAGCATTAAATATGTCTAAAATGCTCGAGGAACAGAAAATACTTTCATCAAGAATAAAAATCCTTGAAGATAAGCCTGCCCAGACTTGGGGGACTATTACGCAGACTGCTATAACAGCAGTAATATCTGCTCTTGCCGGAGGCATAGCAGTTTGGTTTGTGCAGGGACTAGCACTGCACATGCATTGAAAGATTAATTAGTCTAATCAACAAATATTGATGTTTATATGCCTAGTATCAGAAGTGCAAACGTCAATAAATCAGTTAATAGAACGGTTACTTTACCGGCTTGGCTGAATGCGGCAACATTAGAAAGACATATAAATTTTTCACAGGTATTACAGGAGGCATTAAAGGAACAGATTTTATAATTAAAGGTTAAAGAACACCCGTAAGGGTGTTT